ACAGGCACTTAGGTGCCTGTTTTTTTGATCTTGTGTCTTAAATATGTTATACTTGCGTTATGCTCTTGACCATTCAACTGAAAGATTTAGAACTACAATTTGAAATTTTGGACAATCCTTTGGCCCAGCTTTGGCTTGATCGCATGAACCAACGGCACCAATGGCCCTTGGATGATCCTGAAAGATTCTACGGTTTCAATCCACGCGATCAGGATGAACAGATTGCTTTGGACAAAATCAATGATTGCATACAACAGGTGCAGGCCAGATTCCCTGAACACAATCGCGGCCCAGTGTTCGCCTGTGCGGATCAAGACAGTCTGAACTACTGGCATCATGTGTTTGAAACACGTCATGGATTCCTGGAACAAGAAGACAGATTAGATCCCGTGACCGCTGTGTTGGCCGATTTGAACGTGGCTGTGCATCGTTGTGAAAGCGTAGCCCGTGGTAATCGTCCAAGATTTGTTTGCACCTGGTATGGCATGCCCAAAACAAAAACATTAACCACAGAACTCATGCAACAGTACGGTACACTGAATCCGGCGTTTGGTTCAGTGTGTTTGAACTATTGCGAGATAGGCAAGACTCTTGAAGACCTGACTCAGGATCGTGATAACTACATCAGTGACGCTGCATTCCGACCATTCAATCATTACAGTGCAGATTTCAATGTTCGCCTGCACGAAGAAACTGTGGCCTATGCCGCTGATAAACTGGTACGCATGCAGGAATACTACAAGGATCATAGAGACTTTTTCTTTGAGCAAGGGTACACAACTTTCCAGGATCCTAGAATGTTGCCATTGAGATTTCCGGTGGCACAACTTGTTGAAACAATGTCGCGAGATCAACTGCTGGAACAGATACGACAGAGACAAACAGTAACACAGGTAACCATCCAATGAGAACAGCCACAATTGTAATACGCGACGAAGTCAATATCAAAATTGAAGGTCTTGAGTTGGATGCTAGACGCAGCCTGGTCAATGCTTTCAAGTATGACGTGCCCTATGCCAGATACTTGCCAGCAGTTCGTCTGGGCCGATGGGACGGCAAGGTTAGTTATTTCCAATTGGGCGGCAGCACTTATGTAAACCTCTTGCCTGAAATCATACCCATTCTGGAAAAGTTCAACTACGATATCAACTTGGACGATCAAAGAGAGTATTCGACCACGTTTGAATTTGCCCAGGTCGCCGAAGACAGTTACAGCCACATAGCCTGGCCCAAAGGCCATCCAGCTGAGGGCGAGCCCATGAAGCTTCGTGACTATCAGGTAGAGATCATCAACAACTTCTTGGCCAATCCACAGTGCTTGCAAGAAGTGGCCACAGGTGCAGGTAAAACAGTGATGACCGCGGCACTCAGTGATGCTGTTACCGCCTATGGTCGTAGCATAGTGATTGTGCCCAACAAGAGCCTGGTCACACAGACAGAGAAAGACTACATCAACATGGGACTGGATGTGGGTGTGTATTTTGGCGACAGGAAAGAATGGGGTCGTCAGCACACTATCTGTACTTGGCAAAGTCTCAATGTGCTGTTGAAAAACACCAAGAACGGCACCACAGAAGATGATTGCACCATAGGTGAGTTTATAGAAGGTGTGGTATGTGTGATCGTGGATGAGGTACACATGGCCAAGGCCGATGCACTTAAAACTTTGCTCACAGGTGTGATGAGCCGTATTCCCATACGCTGGGGACTCACAGGAACCATACCCAAAGAAAAGTTTGAAAGCGTGAGCTTGCTGGTCAGTTTGGGTCCAGTTATTAGCAAATTGTCAGCATCGGAACTACAAAGTCAAGGCGTGCTGGCACAGTGCCATGTGAACATTGTGCAACTGGAAGACCATGCTGAGTTTACCAACTACCAAAGCGAGCTGAAATATCTATTAGAGGAACCTGACAGATTAAAAACCATTGCTGATCTGGTGCGTCAGGTCAACTCCACAGGTAACACACTGGTGCTGGTGGATCGTATTGCTGCTGGACAAGCTCTGGTGGATCAACTTGATGATGCGGTATTTGTGAGCGGTGCAACCAAGGCAAAAGACAGACAAGATGAATATGACGAAGTGGCTGAAGCAACAGGTAAAATTATCGTTGCCACATACGGTGTTGCTGCTGTGGGTATCAATATTCCTAGGATTTTTAATCTGGTGCTTGTTGAACCTGGCAAGAGTTTTGTGCGAGTTATTCAAAGCATAGGACGTGGCATACGCAAGGCCGAAGACAAGGACCATGTGCAGATCTGGGACGTGACCAGCACCTGTAGATTTGCCAAACGACACTTGACCAAACGCAAGACCTTTTACAAGGAAGCCAACTATCCATTTACACAGGAAAAATTATCGTGGAAGTAATGGTTGATTTTATAAAAATACATGCTATAATCAACTTATGAGAATACTTACTCTTGACAACATACCATTCGAACTAGATCATCTGCCCGAGGAAATAGATGATATGAGATTTTCCATTCTAGACAACTCCAATCCGGCTGATCCAGACTATCATTATATACCCTTGATCTTTTTGGAAAGTTTTACAGCACCAGCCCTGGTGTTGCGTGTGGGCGAACACAGAATCAACATGCCTGTAGATTGGCAGATCCTGATTGGCGAACCCGATCTGGGAGACCTAGAAGTATTGCCGTTGACGTCAATCAATGATCGTGGGTTCAAGGCTTTCCAGTTCAATCCCTTGACCAGTTTCCGCCCCAGTTTCCTTGACATAGAAATCGTAGACGTATATCAGGAAGTGACCTGGTACGCACCCAAGCTCAAGAACGGCCAGATGCTTTGTGTGCCTCTTGGCAACGAACCCAAACCAGAGTGTGTGTATTTTGTCAAAGATATCAGTCGCAATTGTGAAGTGGTAGATTACAACAAGGCCTGGTAGTGGACAAGTTATCAATACAAAATGAAATGTCGCAGTTCGATCGTAAGAATCGTGAATTCTACAACGAACTCACCGACGAAGAACGCAAAAAGTTTTCAAACTATCTCATGATACGCTGGGGTTCAGCTGTGCAAGGTTCTCAAGACCTGCAGGAATTTTATCTGATCAGTTGTAATCAAAGATTTAACAAACATTTTTTTGCCATAAATCGTCATCCAAAATTGCAGTGGTTGTGTGCTACCACAGTGAGCCCAGGCATGGGCACACACAGGCATCAATGGATCGCTCCAAAAAAGAAACAGGCCGGTGAGTCTGGTACCAAGAAACAACTGGCAGAATTGTTTCCCAACATGAAAGCCGATGAAATAGACACTCTGGCCGCTATTGTCACGTCAAAAGATATTGCCGCTTATCTCAAAGAGCTTGGGCAAGAAGCCAAAAAATGACCCACGAATGTCGTTATTGTAAAAGAAGTTTTGTAAAAGAAACCAGCCTAGAGGTTCACATGTGTGAGCCCAAACGTCGATTTCAAGAACAAGACGAGCGCGGAGTGCAACTGGGCCTACATGCCTATTTGAAATTCTATGAACTCACCCAAGGATCGGCCAAGTTAAAAACCTTTGAAGACTTTGCAGCCAGTCCTTATTATCGAGCTTTCGTCAAGTTTGGTCGTTACTGTGTGTCAGTACGAGCCATCAACCCACCGAGATTTGTGGAATGGCTGTTGAAGAACAACAAAAAGATCGATCACTGGGCACGTGACACCATGTACACAGAATACCTGATCGAGTATCTACGCATAGAAAACATCAATGATGCCTTGGCTCGAGCCATGGAATTTGGCATCGCCTGGAGCGAAGAGTCAGGCAGTCCAGCCGAAGATTGTTTACGTTATGGCAATACCAATGCCATGGTCTATGCTGTGACCACTGGTAGGATCAGTCCTTGGATCATATACAATTGCGAAAGCGGACAGAAGTTCTTAAGCGAACTAGATGCCACACAGATAGCCATGATCTGGCCCTACATTGATTCAGATATCTGGATGAAAAAATTTGCAGATTACGTGGCTGATCAAGAGTACGTCAAAGAAATTTTACAGAAAGCAGGATGGTAATGAGCGCAGATATTGACATTGACTTGGCCGACCGAGATCAACTGTTGAGATTGATACAGGCCACTCCGGCACGGCAAATGCACCAGGATCAAGTGCGTCGTCACAATTCCGGAGTCTATGCCACAGACATTCCTTGGGATCCTGTGAATAATTGTGCGGCCATTGATTATGAAACTGCTGAACAACTGGGCTATTTCAAGATAGATCTCTTGAACATGAGTGTGTATCAGTTGATACGTGACCCTGAGCACTATCAACACATGTTGGACAAAGAACCACCGTGGGACAAGTTATGGACTGACTCTGACTGGGCACAACAGTTGGTACACATAGGAAATTACACAGACCTATTGAACAGCATGCGTCCTGACAGCATACCCAGGATGGCAGCTTTTATATCAATCATACGCCCGGGCAAGGCACACCTGCAAAACAAATCTTGGGATCAAGTGTTTGCTTCAGTTTGGGACGGTGACGATAGCCAGGGTTTTGTGTTCAAGCAAAGTCATGCCATAAGTTATGCGGCCCTGGTGGCCCTGCACATGAACCTGCTCAATCAACCCGGCGAACCAGGGTAATACTTTTACGTTTTGATTTTTTGCGGGCCATTTCACTGAGACTGCATATGGGCCCATGCATTATTTCCAGATCCTTGTTGGTAAAAGTGCGCAGGTAAGGTTTGAACAGATCCCATTCACCCTTGAGGAAAATGTTTATGGGTATGGAGCGATTTGATTCCCACCACCAAACATTGGCCAGCTCCAGGAATCTTTGTTTCTCGCCCACACCTTGTATGGACCCAAAATCGTAGATGGTGGTTATTGAATCATCTTGATTCTGTATGATACCCACGTATTCGTTGTTGGCATAGACGCACAGCGTGATAAAAGGATATTTTTCTGCTAGTTTGGCAAATAATTCGTGGTTCATAATTGCAGATATTTATGGTTGGGTATTTTGGCGCAAGCCAAAAGGAGCTAAATAGATTGTATGTATTCTACCCAAGTATATCTTTATCAACAACTAGCTCGAGTATTGCTGATGGATACTGGGGGCGGCGAAACTTTTATCTATAGGTATGATCCTGTGTACGCAAAACGACTGACAATTAACAAGGGTGTAGACAACGCAATTTTGTTTGAATTTATCAATCAAGAAGAAAAGCCCGTCAATATCACAGGCAGCAGTTTTTTATTCCGGGTACTCAACACCGAAAGCAACACTATACTGCTTGAAAAGCCCATGACCATATTGAATGCTGCCACTGGGCGTGTCAAAGTACAGTTCTCAGGCAGTGAGTTGTTGGAGGTCTTGGCACAACCTGCCAGCTACAGCATACAAAGAACACAACCCGGTGGCGGATACAGTGATGCTGTGTTTGTGGATGCACAAGCTGGCGCACGAGCACCTATTGACATTGTAGATTCCATATTGCCACAGTTTGTGCCCAGCGCACCATTGACCATACCCACTGTGGAACTCAGCGCACAGTTCAGCTATGATGGCAGTGGTTACGAAAATTATCCTAACAGTCCTTACTGGGCTGGCGGCGGAGCAGGAGGCCCAGGCGGAGGGTGGAACAGCTACGTGAATCCGCAGTTTGTTTCTAGTTTCATTGAGCCACGTCAAGCAGTGACCACAGTGCAAATGGATCTGGTGGGCTACACCGGCACAATCAAGGCACAGGCCGCGGAAAACTATCAAAGTGTTTGGTACAACGTATCAGATTCGGTGACCTACCTCAACGAGACCCGAACCATATACTGGAACATTGTGGGTTGGTATCCCTTGGTACGCTTGGCCTTTGATTCAAGTCTGTTTTCGGTCCCTTATTATCAAAATCAGGTTCCGGCTGCTGCTACAGCCTTTGTTGAAGATGGTGTTATTACCAGTATCTCCATGCAAAACAACGGCAGTGGCTATGCTGCTAAACCCTTGGTTACCATTGTCGGAAACGGTGCCGGTGCCAGAGCTGAAGCCATATGGAATTCAGCCACGGGTGCAGTCACAGGAATCACAGTGTTGGATGGTGGCAGCGGATATTGGCGTATACCAAATGCAGCCATCACCGGCGGACAATATCCAGTGAGTCCTCAAAATCAAGGCGCCGCAGTGATCATCAGCACTGGCTACGTGGAAAATTTACTGTACCGTTAACAGTTGATTTTTACCAAAAATCATGTTACAATAGCAACATGATTGATGTGACTTCTTACTTGCCCGCTAAACGTAAACCCAGTAGTTCGGGCTGGATCAGTTTCAATGCTCCATGTTGCGAACACAATGGTGAAACCCGAGATCGACGCAGTAGGGGTGGCATCAAAACCAGTGATGCAGGCTGGAGCTATCACTGCTTCAACTGCGGCTACACTGCCAGTTTCATCATAGGTCGCACGCTGAGTTTCAAAGCACGCAAACTGCTGGGCTGGTTGGGTGTGCCCAGTGAGGAAATAGAACGTATCAATCTTGAAAGCCTGCGTCATCGTAGCATACATGGTAT